AACCTTTGAGCCTACTACGGGCAGTGTTACCACAAAAGGTAAGTGGGGTAAAAGTAGTAAGAAAAACATCAGAAACGCTAAAACTGGTTTAAACAACACCCCTCTTGGTATTCCTCCAAAAAGAACTGAGTCTGCTGCGGATAAAAGACGTAAGTCTCTTCACGAAGAAATGACAGCGCTAAAGAATAAAAGAGCTAAACCATACCCATCTTCAGGAAAGCTAAAGAAAGACATAGCTAAAGCTAAATCTTCTGGAGATTCCACTGTAAAGCTTGGCAATAAAACTTTAAAGGTTAAAGACGTAATTGAAGACTTTAAAGTACCAAAAGCCAAATCAACATCTTTAAAAGGTATTGGGGACATCGTAGCCAGAAAAAGAAAAGAAGAGGCTAAAAAGAAGAAGCGTAAGTTTACAGCAGATAGTAAAAGAAACCGTAGAGAAAGAGAAAAAGCATACTCGGCTAGAGGAAACAGTAAGCGGTAAATAATCAATAACACACACACAGGGAAGAATATATATGGCAGATGAAGTTTCGACTTATCAGGGAGATGAGGACTTTGAGGACGCAGATCACGTTTCAGAAATGTTGGAGAAAGCAGAGGGGTTAGAAGACCAATCTGCTGACGACAGACCTGAGTGGCTGCCAAGCAAGTTTAACTCTCCTGAAGACATGGCTAACGCCTACAGTGAATTGGAGAATAAGTTTCACAACTCTAATGACGAGGACGCTTTTGAAGAACAGCCGGACGAGCAGCACGAAGAAAGCGATTACTCAATGGAGGACGGCCAACAGGATAGTTACTATGATGACTTCTCAAGAGAGTACCTTGAGCAAGGTGGACTATCAGAACAGAGTTATGACAGACTTTGGGAAGAGCGAGGGTTATCACCAGAGATGGTCGATTCCTACATAGCTGGTCAAGAATCCATTAGAGACAATATTCAAAACCAAGCCTACGATATTACAGGTAGTCCAGAAAACTACACCGAGATGGTTATGTGGGCAACAAACAATTTATCCAGTGGGGAGATAAATGCTTTTAACGCGCAAGTTAACTCAGGTGATCCTGACCAAATAATGCTTGCCGTTGAAGGTTTGAACTCAAGATTCTCTAGTAATTTTGGTTCAGAACCATCCCTTGTTCAAGGTGAAGCCTCAATGAGTGGTACTGGTGGTTTTGGTTCTCTTGCAGAACTCACTTCAGCAATGAAAGACCCTAGATACGATTCAGACACGGCCTATCGCCAACAAGTTGCAGCGAAACTTAATCGAAGCAACATTCTTTAAAACCCCGTTACACAAGCAATAACCAAGAAACTCCACAGTTACAAGTTCTGACCAGCCTACGGGCTGATAATCTCAATGCGACCTGTGTTGATGGAAAGGTGTGCGCTTAAAAAACACATTTTTTTATTCCAACAGGAACTTATACAATGGCATTTCCAACAAACCAGACAGTCTCACGTCTGGGACAAACCAATGCAACGGGCGATGAACGCTCGTTACTATTAAAACTTTACGCTGGAGAGGTCTTAACCGCCTTTGAAGAGCGTAATATCTTCATGCCCCTGCATCGTACTCGTACAATTAGTAAGGGCAAATCTGCACAATTTCCAATGGTTGGTACAGCCGTTGCTAAATATCATACTCCGGGTGAGTTGATCCAAGGCGATGCGATCAAACATGGTGAGCGTGTTGTCACTGTTGATTCTTTACTTATCTCAAGTCAGTTCATCGACTCTGTAGACGAGCTAATGAATCACTACGATGTTAGATCAATTTACTCGAAAGAAGCAGGTAACGCTCTATCGAATCAAATGGATCGAAACATGGCTAGAATCATCTCTAAGTCATCTACTATCACAACTAAAGCCTTGGCTGGAACTGCTGGTATTGGTAGCTTTGATGATGAAGTATTCACGTCTAACGTCACAATTGGAACAACTGCTGCTCACGCGACAGACGGTTCTAAAATCGCTCAAGCTATCTACGATGCTCTTCAAGAGTTTGACCAGAAAGATATTACTGGCGAGAAAGTTTGTGTGTTACCACCTGCTCAATACTACTCTTTATTCAACGTATCTGGCGATGTAAATACATTGGCATACATGAACAAGGATGTAGGTGGATCAGGCAGCCTATCCTCTGGTCAAGTACCCGTGATTGGTGGCGTGAAAATCTTAATGTCTAATCATATTCCTCAAGCGGATATGAGTGATGCTACTAAATGGGCTGCTCAAACTGGGGATGCAACTCCCGGGCCAAGCACTCGTACTAGTGCCTACTTTGGAAACTACTCTAAAGTACGCGGCTTGATCTTTAGTAAAGATGCAGCAGCAACAGTTAAACTTAAAGACCTTTCTGTAGAATCTGAATACCAGATTTCTCGTCAAGGTTCTTTGTTTGTTTCTAAATACGCGATGGGGCATAACATTCTACGTCCTGCTTGTGCAATTAGTTTAAACAGCGTTTAACCTTATAGGGGTGATGAGTGGATTTATTTCCTCTTGTCACCCTTTTTTTTATTTCTTACATAAAGGAAATTAAATGACCCCAACTTCAAAATTAGAAGCAGTAAACATACTGCTCAGTTCGGTTGGCGAAGCCCCAGTAAACAGCCTATCAAGCGGTCTAGTTGATGCTGAGATGGCAGAGACAATCTTAGAGTCTACCTCAAGAGCTGTACAGGCTCACGGTTGGCATTGGAATCGTGAAATTGATGTGGAATTGTTACAGGATGCTTCTGGTCATGTGCCTCTTCCCGGCAACACCCTTTTAGCTGACCCGAGTGACAGCGAGACAGAGCTAGACCTAATACAAAGAGGGTTGAAATTTTACAATAGAAAGACACATTCTTTTGTTGTAGGTTCAGACCTCAAGGCTAACCTAACGATACTGTTGGAATTCACCGATCTGCCAGAAGCAGCTAGGCGTTATATCACCGTTAGAGGTGCTAGAATTTTCCAAGATCGTATCCTTGGATCAAAAGAACTACATGGTTTTCAGCAACAAGACGAGGCAGTAGCTCTTGCAGACTTGAGAGGGGCTGAATCGGAAGCTGGAGATTACTCAGTATTTAACAACTACGATGTCTACAGAGTGATAGATAGAACTGGTGGGTCTTATGGGATTAATTAACGAGACAATCCCCAATCTAATAAATGGGGTGTCGCAGCAGCCCTCTTCCGTGAGAAGAAAAACACAATGCGAATCACAAATTAATGGTTTATCTTCTGTTGTTGATGGATTACAAAAAAGACCCCCAACAGAATATAAAGCAAATTTAGGAACTCTTGGAGATTCCTTTATTCATAACATTAGGCGAGATGAGAATGAATGGTATTCTCTGATTGTAACCCCTTCAGATACGTCTACACCTCTTAGGGTGTTTGATAAGGACGGAGCTGCTCAAAATGTAGTCATATCTACAACAGACAAGTCATATTTAACAAGCATACCTGACCCGTTGAGTGACATAAGTGCCACCACTGTTGCTGACTATACCTTTATAGCGAATAAAACAAAGGTTGTTGCAGAATCTTCAACGTTTGTTACGACAAGAAACCCAGAAGCTTTAATATACATTAGACAGGGTGACTACTCTACTGACTATAGCGTTACCATTCAAAATACAAATGGGACTGTAGCTGCTTCAACCAACTACACTACCCCAGACAGCTCTACCGTTAACCACGAACCGCACGTTAAAACAAATCAAATAGCTTCTCAGATATACAATGGGTTAAGCCTACCATCCCACTTCTCAAAAGGGATAAAGAATAACGTTATACATATTGTTAGAAATGACGGTAACGACTTTAAAATAGGAGCTTCAGATTCTAGAGGCTCAAGATATATGTTTGCGTTTAAAGACCAAACTGAAGACTTTAAAGACCTTCCTGCAAATGACGCGCCTGTTGGTTTTTACATTAAAGTTGGCGGTCAAAATGAAAAGTTAGCTGATGACTATTGGCTGAAAACTGTAGATGCTGGAGGTACTGGTCAATCCGTATGGGAAGAGAGTGCTGAAGGTGGTATTTCAGATGGCTTTGACGCTACCACTATGCCACACCAGCTTATAAGAATGCCTGATGGGTACTTCTGTTTTAGTAAAGCCAATGGTGATTACTATGATTATAATGCTCACACCCTTTCCTCTTCAAAACCTTCTCACGCAAACTTTGTAAAGATAGGGGATTGGACTAAGAGGTCTGTTGGGGATGACGATTCTAACTCAATGCCATCCTTTGTAGGGTTTAAAATAAATGACTGCTTCTTTTATAAAAACAGATTAGGGTTTTTATCTGACGAGAACGTTATTTTAAGTGAGTCCTCAGAATACTTTGGTTTCTTCAGAACCACAGTGATGAGTTTACTTGATGGCGATCCTGTTGATATTGCGGTATCAAACAACAAAGTTTCAATACTACGTCACGCTATACCCTTCTCTGAACAGTTAATTATGTTTAGTGATCTAACTCAATTCTCTCTAAAGAGTGATGGCAACCTAACAGCTAAAACAGTGAGCATAGACACTGTGACGCAATATGAAGCCTCTCTTGACGCTAAACCAGTGCCAGCAGGTAAGTATATTTTCTTTGGAACGCAACGAGGTAAATGGTCTGGAGTAAGAGAGTATTTTGTAGATTCCTCTAACGACACACAAGATGCTGAAGAGATTACGGCCCACGTTCCCTCATATCTTGAAGGTAAAATAACGAAGCTGGCAGCATCTTCAAACCTCTCAATGTTAGTTGCTTTGTGTGCAGATGACCCTACGTCAATGTACGTTTATTCTTATTATGTTAGTGGTTCAGATAAGCTTCAATCGGCTTGGAGTAAATGGACTTTCACTGGAAATGTTAAATCGGTTGAGTTCTCAGGGGCTAATATTTGGCTCATTATTGAAAGGTCTGGGTCACTCTATTTAGAAAAGATAAATCTTAGTACAGACCTGTCAGAATCGGATACTGTTTATACAGCCAACGGAGTTTCATACAAGTTTGGGATTAAATTAGATCGTAGAGTTAAGCTAATAACTGGAGGTTTAACAGCAGTACCTTATGCCGACTCTTCTTTGTTATACGTTACTAAAAAAGGAAAAGAGATTCCTCTTTCTGGAGTAGCCTCTGAGTTAGCTGGAGGAGGTCTTGTTTACGCAGGTACTCCCTATGATTTCTCGTACCAATTCACAGAACCTAACATTAAACAAGACAACCAAGCGGTGTCTGGAAGACTTCAAGTCAGAAGCTTTAAGTTGTTATACAGTGACTCTGGTTACTTTAAAACAACTGTTGTACCTCTTAATAGAACGTCCTCAATTAAAGTATTCAGCGGAAGAATCATAGGCAAGGTTGCTGCTCTTCTAGGGTATGCCCCTGTGGACTCTGGGGTGTTCACCTTTCCAGTTTTAAGTAATGCTGAAAACGTAAAAATATCAATAGAATCAAGCTCTTATCTACCTTGCTCTTTTCAGAGTGCAGGTTGGGAAGGGTATTTCAAATCACGCTCTCAAAGGATTTAATGACATGATTTATACAAGAACATCAACGGAAGATGATCTTCAACCCCTCGCAGAAACTATGAGAAAAATGGATGCTCATGAGGTCATGTGTTCAAGTGGGGTTTCCCCCTTTATGGCACTAAAAGGTAGTAAGCGAATGTCTCCAGAATGTAACACCATAGTAGAAGTGGGTACAGAAAGACCTGTGGCTATGTATGGTGTTGCTGTGGATGCCCTACACCCAACCAGCGGAGTACCGTGGATGTTGGTTAGCGATCATTTGTATACTTCTAAGGAACATAATAATCAGTTCATAAAAGGGGCTAAGAAATGGGTTTCAGAAAAACAAAGAGAATTTACAGTCCTCGTTAATTACGTCCACTGTGATAACAAACTAGCCATTAGATGGCTTAAAAAACTAGGATTTGTGTTCACCCGTAAGGTGGAGAATTTTGGATTGGGAGATGACCCTTTTTATGAATTTATAATGATACAGCCTGATTAATAGGAGAATTTAAAAATGTGCGAACCAGTGTCAATAATGCTGGGCATATCTGCTGCGTTAGCGGTTGCTGGTACAATAGCTGCTGGACAGGAGCAAGATAGAAAGGCTCAAGAACAGAATAATTTTTATTTAGAAAATGCAAAGCTGGCAGGTAAAGACCTGCACAATAAAAACAGAGCAACAAATAATAGAATTAACCAAGAGTTACAAGCTGCTGCTGTAAAAGATTTCAACGCTAGTATTGAGTTAGGAAAAGTGGAATCTGCCCTAAAATTATCTGCTGCTGAAAGTGGTGCAAAAGGTAAGTCTATGGTAAGTATCCTTTGGGATGCTGAAGCACAAGCCCTTAGAGATCAAGACCTTAGAGCGCAAAATACCTCTATGACGGTAGCTCAACTCAAGAGTCAGAAGCAAGGACAGATGGCTGCTTATATGGGTAACGTTAGAGGTGTCAAGAAAGGCGAGGGTGCAGATTGGACTTCTATTGGATTAACCGCAGCAGGACAAGCCCTTGGTGGTGCTGCTAAAGCAGGTCAAGCCTACAACGATAATACGGTTGGTGGGGGTGGTTCTGGAAAAGGCGGTGGGAAAGGAAGCTCTGGAAGTGGTTCTGGTTCTAGCGGTACATTGTCTATAGGACAGGCCGTTCCTTTAGGTTCAATTAGTACAGCATGGGGAGCAGGGTAAATGGCAGAAAGACCTCGCAGAACGAGAAGACAGCAAGTAGGCTATTCACAAAGCAAACAAAACCTTAATCCTAAAGCTTCACCAGTGAATACAATGTACTCACCAGAGCAAGCCCCCATACAATTTGGTGGTGACCGAGAAGAGAACATTAAAAAAGCTTTAGCTTCAGTAAACAATGAACTCTTAGACCCTATGATTAAACGGGAGCAAGCGAACATTGAACGAGGATGGGCAAAGAAAGCTTTTGAAACTAAAAATGCTATAGAAAATGAAGTAAAGCAATCGGGAATTCTTCACAACGAGGAGTTGACTGATGACGATAAAAAGAAGGGTTTATTTGCTATAGAAGGGAGGTATCTACAGAAGACAGCCCCCGGGTTTCAGAAGTTATACTCTACCGTTCAAAATAAAATGCGGTACGATTGGAATACTGAAATTACTGATGCAAATACCGCAAGGTATCATACTCAACAGTTAGGTCTAATGAAACAGGCTGTGGACATTCAGTACGCAAACCCTGCCCTTACAGAGCAAGAAAGAGCAGCAGAGACTTTTGGTGTTCTGAAGATGTACTCAGGTCATATAGAGAATGGTATGGATGGTGGGTTAAATTGGCTGGTGGGTAAAATATCACAAGAAGCCAACATTGGTGTTTTCACTCACATCAATCTGCTCACTGAATTAAACCCAGAAACAGGGGGTCGTTTAATAGACTCTAAGAAGCACCAAGCTGCTGCTGGAACAGCTCTTAAAAAGTATTACACTCATTTAGAAACTAAAGAAGAGGATGCTTCTAAAAAAGCACACGTTCAGAGATTTATAGAGTCGGCAGCTACAGGCCAGCCCACTGTGATAACTGCCCTTGCAGACCCTAACGATGAATTTAAAACTTTAGTGTCCTTGGATAAAACTAAGAGTATGGTTGCCGATGGGCTAACTAAAATAACCTATGACCCTGATAATGAAGAGAATAATCTTTATACTATGTTTGGGCGATTAAGTGATCTAGGGTTAAAACACCCTACATACTCCCCTCTTGTGGCTGGAGCTTTGAATAACTTCTCTCAAGGAGATATGAACTCTTCTGACGAAAAGATTGTTGAGAAGTCTTTAGAACAGTTTGAAGCAGCTTTTAAAATTTATGAAACAGCCTCTAGAATATCTGGTGGTGCAAAAGATGTTCTAGGTCTTACCTCTGGAGATACTCAAATATTAGAGTCTTATAAGGTTCTAAAAGAGTTCTTCCCGGAAGCTGGTAAAGAAACAATTATTAGTAACATGAATAATATTTCTAAAGTTTCTAATTCGATGCCTTCAGTTAGAATATCTTCTGATGATAAGGATGCTTTAAATAATGCCTTCCCTTATTCGTCAGGACTCTACACGCAGACGGAAGAGTTTAAACGTTTAAGCGCTATGCTTAGAGCTTCCGGGGCTGGATTGAAGCCTGATGACCTCACGGAAAGAGTTATAGCGGTTATGGAGACTCATTACACACCCGTGGAGTTTGAAAACACCTCAGACAGTATGTTGTCTGATTTAGGGTTTGGAAATAACGTCACCTCTTACATCAACAAGGACATCTTCAGCAGCTCTCTTCAAGAAAGAACGCTCCCTGATTATGTGTCTGAAAAGTTTGGAGAGGGTTATTATCTAGCCAGCAATCCTCAAAACCCCACTAACTCACTTCTGTTGTTTTCTATAGAGTCCCCATTGCATCATGGTTATCCAGTGTCCATAGAAACTGTTTTGGATTACCAACACGAAAAATACAGAAATGAAGTTTACGACAATAATTAATACTAAAGGATTACATTCATGGAAAACGAGGTATTACCGAGTAATGCCCCTGACCCTATTGAGCCAGTGGAAGAAAAGGAAGAAGTAGTATCCGAGGAAGCTAATCCTTATTTTGTACCTGAACGCGAAGGTACTCCGTCTTCCCATTTGCATTCTGGTTCTTACGAGTTTTGGGATGCAGTAAAACAACAAAAGCAAGATGATTTAGACAAGGATTATGGGTTCACAGATTTGTATGGCCTACGGGCCAAAGAAACACATCTAGGAAACGTATTCAACAACGTACAAGCTTTTCAAGACATACCCGGGTATAAAGTTGACAGAGAGAAGTTCTCTTCTGACATAGACTCTTTGGGTAGAGGTGCTGATGACCAAGCTCAAAAATGGTTAGTTAAAGCCACTTCTCCTCAAGATTATGATTGGAGAATGGATGAGCTAAAAAGGAACAATGAAACTAACAGGATTCTGGGTAACTATGGCATCAAAGGTGCTACCGCTTCAATCTTAGCGGATATGACCGACCCTGTAGAGTTGTCAGCTATCTTAGCAACATCTGCTGCAACCTATGGCGCGTCAACTATACCCTCTTTAGCAAAACTAGGACACAAGGCTTATAAAAGCTCTCTTGTAGTAGGTGGTTTAACCGCTGCCGAGGGTGCTTCTTTTGAGCAACTAAGGAACGTCTATTCACCTGCAATTACAGATGAAGATGTAGCTATGGCTACTGTCTTTGGTTTTGGTATTGGTGGGGGTTCTCACAAAATGTTTAAGATACTTAACCGTGTCAAAGCGGATGAAGTGTTTAAACGTAGGATGACTATAGACACCCCTCTCACTCCAGAAGAGAAAATAGTATTTAAAGAGCAGTTAGCTAAACAGCCCGTCTTTGGAGATGTCGCGCCAAACCCTAACAAAGTAGATGGTGTTGAGTCAGGGTCACCTACTCCAAAACACACCGACTATGAAGTCCCTACAAAAGGAAAGGATGAAACCCAAGAGGCTTTTGATGAAAGGGTCGCTGGGGATTATGAACACATGGTTGGAGGTAGCTGGTTGTCACTAGGACTTAGAAAGTATATGTCTTCTGTGTACAACATTAAAAGCTCTAAGAATAGTGTGTTCAACAAACTTGCAGATAGACTTGGGGGTAACTTCTCAGGTACATATAAACTAGATGCTAATGGTAATAAAGTATTTACCTCAACGCCCTTTTCGGCTTCTGAGTTCCAAAACTTAATACAGTCTAGGCACAAAAAAGAACGTGCTGAAATGTTTGAGACTGAGTTTAAACGCTGGCGATCTACAAACCCTGAAGGAACTCCAACAGAGTTTAGAATAGAGGTAGGTAAAGGCGTAGATAATAAGGATGTTGGTAAAGGGGATTCACCTATAGATAACGCTGTTAAAGTTATTAGAGGTCAGTTCTCTGAACATAAAAAACAAGCCATAGCTTATAAGATAAAAGGGTATGAAAAACTAGAGAACGCTGATGAATTCTACTTCTCTAGGATGTTTGATAATGCAGCAATCAAAGAGCTGAAAGCCAAGAACCCAGAGGCGTTTAAAAAAGATTTTGAAGAGCTTGTTAAAAAATCCATAATAAAGAGCCGGAAAGCTGGCGATGATATTTTAAAAGATGAAGCGTTTCTTACTAAATTATCTAGGGGTTACGCAAGAGCAGTCATAGGACGTTCTGAACGAATGGGTGGAGAGGCTTTAAGATTAGGGCAAGTAGATGACATTATTGATGATGTTGTCAGGGAAGTCGAACTGTCTTTAGTTGATGATGGCGTTAAAGTCACCGAGGAGTTGACCGAGCAAATAAGAAAAGCTTTATATCCAGATAAGACTGACACTGGAAGAGGTCACACAAAGAGTAGAGTAGTTCTTGACGAGGATACTAAACACAAATTCTCTGACGACAACGAATATTCCTTTAAAGACTTCTTAAAGAAAGACTACGAAGAGGTTCTAGGACACTACGACTTCAACATGGGTGGTAGGATAGGACTTGCTAGAAATGGTATAGATCAAGAGGGTGGAATTTCCTTTGACTCTATCATAGAAAACTCTAGAAAAGAACAGTCTGCTAATCCCGGAAAGATGTCTGCTAGAGCATGGGAAAGTGCTGAAAAAGACGCTAGGTATCTCTACGATAGCCTACAAGGAAATTTCCACCACAAGTCATCTAACATGACCGCTACATCTCATGAGTTATTACAACGCCTTAGAGCTTGGAACTTCTTTAGATCAATGGGTATGAGTGGATTTGCTGCGATGATGGAGCTACCTATAGTCCTTGCTGAACAAAGTCTTCCTATACTCTTTAGAAACCTGCCTAGAATACCAGCGTTAATCCTTGATGTAAAAAAAGGTAACGTTAGCGACATATCTTCCCGAGAGCTAAACGCTCTTGTGGGTACAGATGCTAGTGTGATTAGTGGCAAGACTGACGGTAGATTCAGTACAATTTCTGATGACATTAGGGTTGGCGAAAGAACTAAAGTGGACGAGACTTTAGACAACATGAGACAGTTAACAGCAAAAGCTTCTCTACTTACACCAGTGACCGATGGCCTAAGAAGAATAGCCACAATGTACTATGGCGAGAGTTGGGCAGATGCAGCTAGAAAGTTTAAGAAAGCTGGTAGTTCTTCTTCAAGTATAACTCCGTATCATGTAGCTAAAATGAGGCAGTTGGGTGTTGACGACAGAGGTATGAAAAACATCTACGATCAAATAAACAAACACGTTGAGTTTGATGCCAAAGGTAAAATTAAGACTTGGAACTTTAACAAGTGGGATGCTGACTCTAAAGAGTTATTTCAACTTTCGGCCCACAGAGAATCAACCACACTTGTCCAAGAAACTGATCTAGGTTCTGTAAAAGGTTGGAGTAGATCGCCTATTGGAAAGACCCTGTTTCAATTCCAAAGTTTTGTACTTGGAAGTATGGAGCAGCAGTTATATAGATATGCTGGAAGAGCTGCTGGTGGAGATGTCGGTATCATGTTCAAAACCCTTGCAGGGTCGATGTTTATGGGTACTCTTATTCACACAGCTAGGGTACACATGAAATCATCTGGGATGAGTCATAGTGATGCAGAAAAGTATAGAGATAAATGGCTTAGTGATGAAGGTCTAGTGAAGGGGGTTGTTGGTTTAATTGGGATGACAGGAATGTACCAGACAGCAGCTCAAAGAGTATTTGGTGGCACTGATATGTTGATTCAAAACCCTACCCTTGACTATATGTCCTCTCTTCTTGATGTAGGAGAAAACGTCCTTCACAAATCTATGGATGGAGGTGATCTTTCAGAGCAGCAATGGAGAAAGGCACTATCTCTTCTAACCCCTTATACCCTTCTGCCAGTGACCTATTTAAACAATAATATGGCTAAACACTTAGCAGACTAACAAATAACAAAGAGGAACAACATGGCAAATTCTTATGTGGAATTGACAGCTAATGGTTCTGCGACATCCTTCTCATTTTCATTCAGCTACATTGATCCTTCAGATATAGCGTTGTATGTTGATGGTGTTTCGACAACCTTTACTTTCACTTCTTCAAACACTATTTCGGTCACTACTGCACCTACAAGCGGTGCTATTGTTAGGATCGAAAGAACAACAAACTCTGCTACACGGTCTGTCGATTTTAGCGATGGGTCGATCCTTACTGAAGCTGATTTAGATATGTCAGCACAGC